CTCTGTACACGATAAAAATAGATAACTCATTGAAATAATGTCATAATAATTGTTTTCTAACGACGAATACTATGACACATCTCAATGAGTTATATCTTATCTTAAACAAATATCTAAAATGGAACAAGTCACATTTAAAGTGCTTTGCGCTCATCATGCTTGTGATTATTTTAAAGCAAACATGTAATCTTTCTTCTGCATCTAAAGCCTTGCCCATCAAGTGCTTACCACAATCATTTTATCGACGTATGCAGCGCTTCTTTGCAGGTCAGTATTTTGATTATCGTCAAATTTCTCAGTTGATTTTCAATATGTTTTCATTCGACCAAGTGCAACTGACTTTAGATAGAACCAATTGGAAATGGGGAAAACGAAATATTAATATCCTGATGCTCGCAATCGTTTATCGTGGAATAGCGATACCTATCCTTTGGACATTGCTTAATAAACGTGGAAATTCAGATACGAAAGAGCGTATTGCTTTGATTCAACGCTTTATAGCCATTTTTGGTAAAGACCGTATTGTGAATGTGTTCGCAGACAGAGAGTTTATCGGTGAGCAGTGGTTTACATGGTTAATTGAACAAGACATCAACTTCTGCATTCGTGTTAAAAAAACTTCATTGTCACCAATCATTTAGGAAAGAATCATAAAATTAGTGATTTATTTCGCCATCTTAAAGTTGGTCAAATTGAATGTCGTAAACGACGGATTTTGGTTGGTCGGGTGAAACTATATATAAGTGCACTACAGTTAGAAAATGGAGAGCTTTTACTCGTCGTTTCTCCTCAGTTTAATGCCAATGCTATTCAGGATTATGCATTACGCTGGGAAATTGAAACCTTATTCAGTTGTCTCAAAGGACGCGGGTTTAATCTTGAAAATACGCGCTTGACAGACCCTAGACGAGTGAAAAAATTGATTGCGGTGTTAGCTATAAGCTTCTGTTGGTGTTACTTAACGGGTGAATGGCAACATGATCAAAAAAAAGCGATAAAAATAAAGAAGCATGGACGACTCTCAATGAGTTTATTTCGCTATGGTTTAGACTATGTTCAAATGGCGATTCAGCGTTTAATTGGTTTTGGGAAAAAAGAAGAGTTTAAGGAAATTTTGGCAATTTTAAGAAGGCAGAACCCTGATAGGATAAGGGTTCTGTGAAATTTGTCGTGTACAGAGACCCGCGTGTTAAAGTTGGTGAAGTTCGTACCGTGGTCAACTCAATCAATAGTTATGGAGATGAACAAGGTGGCTTATGGTCTTGGTTTAAAGTAAATCATGACGCTGTGTTTGATCGTTTAGGTAAATCTTCAGCTGGGCGTTTCCCTGCAATGTTCAGTGGGGCAGCTTGTACCCAACAACAAGCAGCACAGTTAAATGACTTTTTTGCACCACGAACTAAAGAGTTGGTTGGGGTAGAAAGAGGATTGAAACAAACCAAAGAACGTATTCAACTCTGCGAATCGCTGGTAGCAAAACAAGATGGGTCAATTGTGCAACAGTTAAAGTTGTAATTGATTCAGCCATAAAAAAGCCAACTGATCGTAGTTGGCTTTTTTATTAAGGGTTCTTATCAAATTACTTTAAAAACAATCTATTGACGGCTGACTTATGCGTAGATGTCTAAAAAGTTTTTAAAGATTTGATGGCCATGTTGGCTCAAAATGGATTCAGGATGGAACTGCACGCCTTCAACAGGAAGTGTCTTATGTTTAACGCCCATAATTTCTTCCATTGAGCCATCTGCTTCATTGGTCCAGCATGTTACTTCAAGGCAGTCAGGTAGTGTTTCTTGATCAATGACTAATGAATGATAACGAGTTGCCGAGAATGGGCTAGGAAGATTACTGAAAATACCTTTATTGCTATGGTACATATCAGATAAACGTCCATGCATCACCGTTTTGGCTCTTACAATTTTCCCGCCAAAAGCTTGCCCAATACTTTGATGGCCTAAACACACCCCAAGCAAAGGAATTTTTCCGGCAAAATGATTAATTGCAGGAATTGAAATACCTGCCTCGCTTGGAGAGCAAGGGCCAGGACCAATCACAAGATATTTTGGTTGCCATCGTTCAATATCCTCTAATGTGACTTGATCATTGCGAACTACTTTTACTTCCTGATTCAACTCGCCAAAGTATTGAACGATGTTGTAGGTAAAAGAGTCGTAATTGTCGATCATTAGAAGCATTTTGGATTCAACTCACTAATATATAAAAGGATTTTATTTTGAGGTGATTTTGATACTCAATTTGGTACTCAAGATTGAAAAAGTACCTATCTCATTGTATAAAATAAAGCCACCTCAATAGGTGGCTACTTTACCAGATTCTTTTGTGTCTGTAACGACAGATTGCACGTAGGACAATAACCAAAAACTTTTTCGTCCATCCTTGTATGGCCTTTGGTATCTGCCTTCACGAATCCGAGCGTCTAGAGTTTCAGGTTCGATATTGAGCATGTGTGCAAATTCTTCACGACCAACTCGGCGTTCTTCTTTTGACTGAGCAATACGTTCAGCTACAGCAACAATCTTTTCTAGAATACTAGCCTCTATTTTAACTATTTGTCCCATTTAACCCTCCATACTTTGTGATTTAGGATTTGCCCACCAAAGTACAGGGCCATCTTCTGAATCAAATGCTGCAATTAAAAAGAGTCCTTGTTCAGGCGGTTCTGGCTTCCAGTTGGGCCAAACTACTGCATCTTCTGGAACATTCGGAATTTCGTCGTAATCTAATAACTGAGTTTCAATTTCAACCCTGAGATTTAACTTAAGTTGTTCCCACTGTTCTTGTGTATACGCTTCAACACCTTCCTCAATGGTGTTAAACAATTCAATATCTGGATGAAACCAATTGAAAAGGTTTTCAGGTAGATCTATTGGCTGGATTTGATATTTAAAACCACTGGTGACTTTTACGCTTGGTACTTTATTAAAATGCATCCAATGTGAAGGTGGATCATTTTGATAGTTTGCCCATACGCTATTTAAATCCTCATCAATAGTCATATAGTCTTGTTCTGGGGTGACATCAGGAGCATCTGCCCAACAAATAAGTACCATTATGTCAGTAGGAGGCAATTCATCAGTCACGCTAATCCAAGTTGGAACTTTGGATTTCATGAAATCTACGGCTTTTTTCCACATTGCCCAACCACTATTTACACGATGGTAAATATCAAAAAGGTCTTCTTCACTTAAATCAGTTTTGACACCTTCCGCAATATCAAAACAGCCGCCATTCATATCAAATTCGAGTACATCTAAATGTTCAGGAATCCAATATTTTTCTTTAAAAATAGGCAATTGCTCAGCCCAAAATGCTTGTTTAGTTTTTAAATCAATCATTACCTAAGCCCTCAAATATTCTTCTTTAGTCCACTCAACAAACTCTTTATAAAGTTGTTGAGCTGGTTTATTTAACCGGTTGTGATAGTCGATCGTTATGCGGCGCCAAGCGACTGGTACCGCATAATGCTTTGTTAGGAACATTGCTTGATCCATGCCTTGCCGGACTATTACGTAGCCCAGCAATTGCAAGTAGTACATAAAACCAAGCATGTGTTTTTGGCTCACTTTCTTGTACTGATCTTTCATATTAGAAGCCATCCACTAATAGATAATCAGGCTCTGCTTCTGGTTGAGAAACTGCTGGATTTTCTAATTCATAGCGGCGTTTTCTTATATATCCCATGTACTTTGGTTGAATTAGCGGATCACGTGCAGCTACGTCTATTTCCAGCGCATCCAATGTTGTAAGGTCTGGTGCGTTCTGGATCTGGACCATTAGCGAAGGTGGATCACTCTCAGCAGGTTTGTTATCTGTAAGCTCTGACAAACGTTTATGGGTTGCTTGTAGCAAAGGCTCCATTTGTTTGTCGTCCCATTTGCGGGTGTAACGATAAACGGCATTTACTTCTTCTGGCGTTTTTGACTCTTTAACACGCTGGAGAAGTGTCTCAAGGGTCTTTTGATATTCCGTATCTTCGGTTTCTTCCTTAACAACAGGTTCAGTTAATGGTTTTTTTTCTGAATTATTTGTTGTTGAAGTTTTTACATTTGAAGATTCAATAACATTTTCAGAAAGTTCTTCTTCTTCAACTTCATCAGTTGGCTTGTTCAGAATTTTAAGCATATCTTCAGCAAACTCACCTCCACTTACTTTGATAATGGCGCAGCAATGAGCAAAAGCATTATCAAAACTTGAGTGGACTTGGCCATGCTGAAGCATGCGTAATTGTC